ATAATCGTAGCACTCGGCACCATGGGCTACTTCCAGATTGTAGAGAGATTAAACATAGCTGACACTAGACTTCAGTTAATGGAACAAGATTTAATAGAGAATACAGAGTTTAGAATTAAATGGCCACGTGGACAACTAGGTTCACTTCCCGCCGATTCTGAGCAGTACATGATGATCGAGGATCTTTATAAGTCGACAGACAAGTTAAACAAACATATTGAAGACATGGCTTTGAACAAAGTTAACATTGAGTTTTTAAGAAAACAAATGGACAAAGTTTTGTCTGATATTGAAAAATTAAAAGATGCAAACAGAGAGTTTAAATACAATGGCAACGGGAAGAGTAACTAAAAAGATTTTAGACTATATAACTGAGATGAATAGAACAGCAAAGCAGATGAGTTATGTAAAAGATTTAAAAAGATCTGTCGAACATGGCAAGAATGGCACACAGAAGTATGTAATCAAAGAAGGTGAAAACAAAGGTAAGATAGTATGATTGAGACTGTGGTGGCCCTGCTGATGTTCTGGGACGGAGAGATTAAGGAACACAGAATACAACAATCAATGGCTGATTGTTTACGTGCACGTCGTGTAGCAGAGCGTGACTTTAATCCAAACATATCTTACAAATGCATACGTAGTGAAGCAGAAACAGAAATCTACATGGGTGAAAAGAGTATCAAGAAACTTCACCTTAAATGAAAAAGTCCAATAAAAAAAGAAATCCAGTCGCAAAACAATTAAGACATTTTAAAAATAAAGTGGTAAAGAACAAAAGGATTTATGACAGAAAAAACAATAAGATTTCATACGGAGATAGTTAATGGTATCTGTCCAACATGTGAAGAATATACAATGTTGGTAGGCCTAACTAGAGAATATTTTAGATGCATTACATGTGGTGCAGACTTAGAACAATTTGTTAATGGTAAAATAAGCTATATACCAAAACTAGAAAAAGCAACACTACAATCTGTAGTTGACGGATACTTCGGCGATGGCAAAAAAGACTAGGTTTGGTGTAAATACATACGTAGAAAGGTCAAGACCCAAGATTGGTAGACATAAAAAACGTATGAATAAATCTGAAAAACGTAGCTATAAAAAATACCGAGGACAAGGTCGTTGACAAACGTCAAATAATATCCTATATTATATTGGTGCTGGGCATCACCATTAATAACTGCCCACAACATACAGGAGAAACAAATGGATAAAATGTTAGAAAAATCAAATGTTCTAGCTCAACTGTTAACTATATCAGACACAAAACTTTTTCTTCAAGAAAAAGAAATTAAGTTGAGAGAAAAATTAGAAACATTAAATGATGAAATGGAAAAGGAGAAAGAAAATGTTTAGTGCATTAAAAACAATCGCAGCTGAGTTAAAAAGAGCTAACGATTTAAAACAAAGAGACATTGAGAACAAGGAGAAATGTAATTGGTATTATCAAATGACTTACCATCCAACCACTTCAGTTCCCGTAACTCATCAATCTATAGGTGATAATCCATTTGTTGCGCAGAACACAGGCACTGGTCAATCTATGACTGGTAATCCATCTGTTGAATATAAGTAATGAAAGAGAAAGTAATAACAATAAAACCAAAAGGCATATCACAGAAACAATGGTCTAATCTGTTGTTAGAATTAAACCTTGTAAAAAAAGCGTGGAGACCGTATGGTGTTGATATACAAATAAGTGCACCAGGTTTAAAAAATATTTTAAAGTGGGGCACAAAATCTTACGATGCAAAAGAGTAAAGGTGTTTATGGCAAAGACGCTGATAATATTAGTTTTATTATTTGACGGAACTCTCGTTCAAGAAAGATACGAACTGACAAGAGAGATGCCAATACACGAGTGTTTGAAGTATGGCGACGATCATAGAGAAGCTATTGCAGAATATAAAGAATTTGATGATAATCTTAAAAATGGATGGTATTTAAAAGATGGGCGTGGAACTGTTCAAGGCCATATGTGTGAGTAGTCTTCTGCTCTCACCCGCTATAATTTTACTTTGGATGTGGAATCAAGAAACACCTACTCTAAAGAGGGAAAAACAAGAGTAGGTTAAAGATGGGAAAATTAATCCGTAACATAATTTTACCCTATTGTCAAACAGAGTCGGCAGGTGTGCACGTAAACTTAATATATATCTGATGTTTGTTAACTTCTTTTGGACCAAGTTCTTTCATTTTCAACATAGCTTCCTCGTAACCTGCCATCATACAATCATAAGTAGATGTAAAAGGCGTAGGCCACGGGTATGGGTCCAAGCAAACTGATTGTGTATAACTACACATTATTAACGTTAACAAAATTTTCATTGACAATCCTACAATTTATCCTATATTAACCCACAATATGAAAGGAACTAATCATGACAGATATGAGTAAATATAAAAATGTTTCTTTAACGAAAGAAACATACAGGGTTTTAGAAGCGTTATCAAAGGTATTATTGCCCGATGCAAAACTATCCGTATCCAAAACTATTGAAGCAATAGCAAACGAGAAAGCAAAAAAGTATAATGGGAAAATTAAAACCAAATAACTTAAAGAAAAAAATTTGTGACAATTGTCATGGCAACGGGTACGTAAGAGTTGCTGTGGGGAACACGTCAATTGATTTTAGAGACAACAGTCAGGTACACCAGTGTTGGGTGTGTGACTCGGAGGGGGAAGTATATGAAGAAAGGACTGATCTTATTGATGACAATCCTTTTTCTAACAAGTTGCACTAAGTTAGAGTTTGATAGCTTTGACCCTGCAACATCAACATTTAAATGGATTATATCGAATGAAAGAAACTGATGCAGCATATATAGCAGGATTGTTTGATGGCGAGGGTAGCGTAGATTTTAAAAGACGGAAAGAAAGAAGAGGAAAGTACATAACAAATGCAATGCAAATAACAATGCGTATTGAAATGACAAACCAATCTATATTAAGATGGGTTCAAGAAACATTGAAAGTAGGCACGGTTAGAAAAAGAAATAGATCACCAAGTGTCAAAGCACACTGGAAAGATAGATGGACGTATACGCTAAGATTTAGACAAGCATATAAAGTTGCTTGTTTGATATGGCCCTATGCTCATGTTAAGTTAGATAAAATACAACAAATAATAGATCATTATGATGGTAAAGTATTTGATAATAAAGTAGTGGATCTTGAATCTTATAAAAGGTTAATGAATTTAGAATGAAAGTAAAAGAAAAAGATTACGAAGATATATATGACTGTATTGTAACTGGTCAAGTGCCACCAGATGTGATTAACGATTACTTCCAAGATAAAAATTTTCACAGATATTATATATTAAGATCTAAGCAAAGCGCCGAGGAAAGAGAATACTTAGAAGAATTGAAGGAGAAACTATGAGAAATAAAATATTTGAATATAATCCTAACACCGATGTCATACGTTGGAGATACGAGGATGAATCACACGATGACTTTGGCTGGCCTAACTATGGTCGTATATTAAAGACTAAAAAAGAAAATTGGTCTAAGGGTTATAATAAATGGAAGAAGAGTTTAAAGAAATGACTGTAGAGTATGGAATAGGTATGCTGGGGTATAACTTAATCTGTTTAATTATAGGTCTATTGATAGCTTATTATGTGATAAATAATCATGATGGAAGATAAAGATTTAGAAGAGTATAATAATATTGGTAAACCGATAAAGTGGAGTAGTAAATACTCCTATGTCACTGGTACACGGCACGATGACCACGGATCACGGACCTATGATGTAAATGGTTCTAGACTTCCTAGTGTAACTACGATATTAGGCGCTACCAAAGATCAACAATTTTTAAAAAACTGGAAGGCCAAAGTTGGAGAAAAAGAAGCAGACAGAATCAAAAATTTATCTAGTAAACGGGGCACTAGTATGCACAAATTCATCGAACACTATGTACAAGGAACTGGTTACGATGATCTTACGGGGCTCGGACAAGAGGCGAAAGCCATGGCCAAAAAAATTATTGATGTGGGTCTTACACCAGTTGAAGAAATATACGGCTCGGAAGTCACGTTGTATTACCCTGGGCTTTACGCTGGGTCTACTGACTTGGTTTGCAATCACAATGGTATGGAAAGTATTGTAGACTTCAAGCAAGCGAATCGAGCAAAGAGAGAAGAGTGGATTGATGACTATAAACTGCAGATAGCAGCATACGCCATGGCCCATGACTATGTACATAATTCTAAGATTGAACAAGGTGTAATAATGATATGTACTCCTGACCTATATTATCAAGAGTTCAAGGTTTCTGGGGCTGATTTACGATCATGGAAGCACAAGTTTCTCAAACGATTAGATATGTATCACGAGTTAAAGTTTGACGAAAAAGAGGCGGTCGACATAGATTTGCCACAATTAGAGAAGGAGATGAAAAATGAACGATAAAATGTTTATAGCTCTGATGAAAAGATATGAAGCCGACATAGAGGATGCAATCTACAGAATAGATGCAATCAACGAACACAACTTAATCATTCCAGAGCATACAGATATCTTGGGTGAGGTTGACAAAATGTTACAAAAGATTTCAAACGCAGAAGATAGATTGGCAGCATTGAGGCGACATTATGGCCAAAAGAAGGCAAATTAATTTACATAAGGGATCTAAAAAGTTTAAAAAATTTTTACAAAAAAAGTAAGGAGTAAAAAGTGTCTTTTTGTCGTTTTGGTCTAGAAGTGTTGATTTTATTGACTTTAGGGTAGACAAATTAGGTGACAAATCATGTTTAGGTAGACAAATTATTTTGTCACTATACAGAAAGGCCTTCCGCGAAACGTTTCAATTTTGTCTCTGTAACTTAAAACTTTCTAGATCCCTTATAGAAAGCTGATATAAGGGGGTATGCCTAGGAAAAGAAGAAAAGCTATTGCCTCTATAACTCCCGATATACCTTATCCGAAAGTCCGAGTGGAGTGGATCGATTGCGTGAGCGATTCGGGCTGGGCTACTGAAAAAGAGTTTGATAAAATGAAACTAGCACGTCCCGTTAATGAAGGTTGGTTGTATTCTAAAGATAAAAAATCAATTAAGTTGTTTGCTTCTTACGATCGAGAAGACGATGGTAGTTTTACTTTTGGGGATCGGACGATGATTCCTCGTCAGTGGGTGAAGAAGATTCAGAAGATTTAATTTTATCTGGAGCCGCAATTAAAGCGTAATCCTCTTCTGTTTGTTTAATCTCTCTGTCTAATTCTTCTTTGGTCATATCTTCAAGTTTTCCAGTTTTAATTAAAGATCTATTTATGTACAATCCTTCAACCTGACCCCTAGATTTTTCAGCGTTGTGAGCGGCAGACATATTACCTTTTTTAATAGCTAATTCTTTAATTCTGTCTAACTGTGCTAGGTGATTTAACTTAGTAACTTTGTGTTTTTCCAACATTTCCTCTTCTAAATGTTCTATGTACTTAACGACTGAAGGGTGTATTCTAGGGTTTGTAAGCTCATACCCACTACGATTATTTCTATTAGAGCTGTATCCCGCCATTTTTGCAGCCTCTGATTTACTCAAGGGTTTGCCTGTTTCAGGATCCCCGTATACAAGAAGTTGTGCAAACTTTCTTTGCATTGATGTCAATGATCTTTTTATCGCCATAATTGACAATTTAAAATAACTATCCTATAAAGTCAATAATGTTTGTTAAACATCTACAGGAATACTTAGATCAATTCACTGATGGTAAAAAGGGCAATGCCGTATCCAATGCTACTATTTATATGCAAGTGGGTGGACATCTGGAAGAGGTTAGAAGAATTGAAGTGCAAGAGTCAAATATAATTGGACAAAGCGCTGTGCGTGTTGTATTAAAACCCACGAGATCAAAGTTAATTATCGCGCCTAAGACACCAGAATAGACGTCCCTAGTTATTTTGAAACCTGAGAAAAAATTATATGAAAAACTTAAAAGGATATCTAAGGATATCATCTGGACTAGAATTGAAAACCAAAGCTTATTTGGGACTCCTGATTTATTGGGCTATAATATTAATAGCACCTTTTTCACAGTAGAACTTAAAGTTGCAAGTGGCAACAAAGCCCGCTTGTCCCCTCATCAAATTTCATTTCATATCCTACATCCCAAAAACTCTTTCGTGCTTGTGGAGTGGAAGAGTAAACACCTGTTGTTTGAGGGCAAGCAAACGCTTGCGCTTGTAGATTCTTCGTTGTCATCGCTTGATCCTATTGTTGATTCGCTTGAAGATTGTGTGAAGTATTTGTCTAAACTTTAACCTAAACTATCTACATCTTGACAGGCATTGTCAATACACGCTTCAGTATCCCACATATCGCAATAGTCACTCCATATAATTTTATTGTCTTTATCAAAAACACTATATGCGTGAGTTCCTAAAACTTCATTTAAATCTGATCTGTTAAAATGTTTTTCAAAGTCCTCATCTGTAATGGGTATTTTTACATTTGGCTTTTGCTCGTACACTTCTATTCTGTGATTTTTATATTTTTCGGTGTGTATTATTTTCATTGTTTATCCTTTTGTTTTCTATTCCAAATATTTTTGTAATGAAAATTTATGCTAGTAATGTTATCATCACTTGTTTGTAAATGTTCATCATAATCGACTGGACATTTTTCTAACCAAGTTTGAAAGCTATCTAAAACTTTTTCTTGCCTACGCTCATACGCCTGCGCTTTATTCTTACTATCTCGATAGTCGTGTCCGTCATCTCGTTGTGTCATAGCTTATCCCTTCTGTTTATTAATCGTGAGTATGTTCTATATCTAATTCAATTAATTCTTGACTTCCGTAAATCATATCACGCATTGTTTCCATATATACTTTGCCATTTCTTAATTGAAATAATTGATCCAACCATAATTGAGTACCATCTTTATTGTCAGATGTAGCCTCTGATTTAACCCTATCTTCTGCCATTTGTATTTGATCTTCTAATACACTTACTACAATCATATATTTTTGTGTCATTGACATTTTAGACATTAAAATATCTGCTTTTCTTTGCTCTTCTTTTTCATACTCCGTATGTGTTTGATGAGAAAAATCTCTTTGATCTTCATCAAAAAATCTTGAGTGTGCTATATTAATTAATTTATTTTTTATCCATTTTTTCATATTATCCCTTCTGCTCGCTCGCTTGTCGCTTGAGCTTGTCGCTTGTTAGTTTTAAATATGGCGTTGCCTTGGATACCACCCTCTCGATTGGATACGATCTAGCCACGGTGTAAAGTTTATTAGGCTTTAACTTTATATTATTTTTCCAAACGCCATATATTCGCACAAAATTAAACATCTTGCACAAATCCTGTTTGATCTTTTAACGCCCGCCCTTTAGCATATAAACCAACTATTATATTTTTTGGGTCGTTAAATCTTAAATCCGATTTATCCCCGTTAAAAACTCTATAATTTAAAAATCTTTTTGGAAGTTTTTTTGATCTAAAAACCGCGCTTATATTTCCGCCACGTTTCAATATGTCAAGCGCTTGAGACTTGTTATCCTCATTTAAACTATAAGTTAAATGATAATTTTTCGGATATTCTTTTTTTACATACTTTAAAGCTCGCTTGTAGATTTTGGTGTAATCATAAAATTTTACTTTAGGAAATTCATTATATAAGCCGTGAATATTCCAATCAATATCGCTTGTCCCGTTTAATCTTATAGCGGGTTTAAACCCGTTTTTTTTACATCTTAAAATATGTCTTTTTATTTCTATTCTTAGTTGATTTAAAAAACTCTCACGCTCTATAAAATACCATTTTGTTTTATTAATACGCCCTTGCTGAACTGAATTCATTTGACCCCGTCCAGCCGTATTTAAACAACTTGCCATACAACCCGCACTAGCCATAGGACAAACATTGAAACCGCTTGTCCGTTGTGGAGCTAAATATAGAATTGCGGTCATATATTTATATTTTTGACCTTTTATGGTTTTAGCGTTGTTGTCTATGTTTAATAACTTTTTAGATTTATATAATTTCATACTTTCTTTTTAAGGGTCTATTAATCTAGACTGTACAGTCGTGTCTAGACATTGACTAATAGACCCACTTTTAAGGACAATAAATTAAACAATTAATTGTCAATATCCTATATAATCCCTATTGACTATATTGTCAATAGTGATATAAAAAAAATATAAAGACATAAACAATAAATGAAAGTGAGGACATAATGAGTAAAACAA